AGCTACATAGTTAGCAACACCGGAACCTCCAACGCCAGATAAAACAGACTCAATACTTTTCCAATTAACGCCTGTTGTTCCCTCATTAGTGAGGACCATGCCCCCATTACCAATAGAGTTGTTGGAATCATAAATTATTCCACTTAATGCGAGATCGTTTACGGCGAGCTTGCTGCCATCAAAAGTTAAATTAGCATTTCCCGCGAAAGCTCCTGCATTATTAAACTGAACTTGGGTATTAGATCCCCCCGGGGTCCCTCCTCCTCCGCCTCCGCCTGCGAGTTGAGTCCATTCAGAAGCCCCTGCTACTGTCCTCTTTACAAATTGCGTTAAATTACCCGTGTCTATAAGATACCCACCGTCAAGAACTCCTGTCGGCTTGGTGTCTCCCGCCGCTATCGTAAATCTATCTCCTGCGTATCTTGTAATTGCCATAACTATGAAAAACTAAAAGTTGCACCGTAAAAAGCCCCACTAGCGTAAAGGCCATCGTTAGTATTAAAAAATATATCTATTGTATGTGTCCCTGCGGATAAATTTAAATTAGTGGAAAATTGGCCCCCTGCAGTTGTGTATTTTCTTCTGTTATCTTGGTTAACAACATTGTTTAAAGTGCCAGTTCCATTTTGATAATAAACTACTGCATCTCCATCGTAATCATATAAAGTTGTTCCTAAATTGTTTCTCGGCGGGTTTGGATTTGGGCTTTGATTTCCCGCTGAGTTAAAAAACTTACACTGATCCATGTCCCATGGAAGTAGATCATTATCAGCGCCCCATCCCCCTCCTGCAAACTGAGTTACGGGGCTATTCGCCGGCGCCACCCCACTGCACACAACATTGCTATTTACATAAAGCTTCATTTGATCGAATTCATAATCTCTAGCTGTTTGAGTAGCCCTTTCTCCAAGTCCAGAAACTTTTATGGTTAATGTCGAAGTAGAATTTAAGGTAAATGTTCCTACTGCTCTACCGCTTTGCACGAATGGGTTGTAGACTTCTCGCGCGGTTGCGGGAAAATCCTCAAAACTATAATAGTCGTGCAAATCGTAGAGAGTTCGGTAATCTGCCTCCATAAGAAGATCTATTTTTCTTCCAGCTTCTTCTACTATCCAAGGATCAGCACGGTGTACATCATTGGGGTAGTCGAGGTCGCCGTCTAAATACCAGCCAAAATAAGCAGGACTGTTCGGATCATCAGCAGTAGCAGCTAAGTAGTCATAATCAGTATTAAAGTCCTTCCCGCCTACTTTAAAAGGAAAATTACTACCTGTTTGAACATCCTCAAAATTATTGTAATCGCCTTCTCCATAGTACAGATTTAAACTCCAAGTAATAGTAGGTGGACCGCTATCATCAACTCTTTTATCCTGTTGATTCTTCCAAAATGCTGTTGGAAAATTTACTCCCATTAGTACGCATATCCTGTTACTGCCGATCCAAATATACCAGTATTGATAACTACAAAAGTATAAACATTAGTCTTTCTTCCGCTGACTCCCGGGGTAGAATTTATTACATGTTTAAGATCTTCGGGTACAGGAGGGAAGAGTACGTTACCTGTGTTATTACCTGATCTAAAATAAACAGTGCAAACATCACTATCTGAAATTCCTGCATTAGTATTCTCTACATAGAGCGTCAAAGTTTGGCCTTGCTGAGGCACAGTTGTCCCTCCTGCGCCGCTCTGAAAAGTAAACAAGGTATTATTAGTAATAGTTTTATATTGTATATTTCCGTCTCCCCAATTTATGTTAGATGTAGATAAAGCTTTTACTTGATGATAAGACGGACCTTGAATCTCTAAAGCAGCTCCTGTGATAGTAGAGGAGAAATCAGCTGATCTAGCATTAATGCTTCCGTTAATGTCTATCTCGGTTGTTGCATTTAATTCTATTTCAGGGGCCGTAAGGGACACTTTATTAGATTGCTCTATATTTATAGCAGCTGTAGTACTACCAATATTACCTCCATCTTGAAAAGTTATATCAGCCCCCACATTATCAATAAGGTTATCCTGCATGTTAAGAGTAGTAGTGGCTGTGCAGTTCCCCATGTTATCTCCAGCCGACGCAGGAACAGCCATGCCGCTTCCAGTTATTAGCTTCCCATCAGTAAGTCTAACTTGAATATAAGGGTTAGTAGTGACATCGGTGCTAGCTGTATCCCAAGAGGCTTTATTTAAATAAACATCTTTGGTTCCTGAGAGCTGAGTTGCGGGAAACCCTCCCAAAACGCTATCTCCCGTAAATATATACTCTGCTAGCTCTGCGGTGGTAATTTTTCTAGTAGAGTAGGGTATGGTGCTAGATCCGGCCCCCACAGGAAGATAAAATTCTCCACTAACTCCTGCGTAAGGACCAAGCCCCACTAACTGAGATATTTTTTTATTTGCCATTTTTCCTTATGCCTTATATTAATATACACTGTTTTAATACGGTGAAAGTATATTTGTTACCAGTAAGTTGTCATCTTCCTGTTGTAAATAGTATCCTTCTTGGACCACCCCAGAAGGATCTCCTTCCAGTAATATAAAATCTTCCATTTTTTCCATTCCTAATACTCCACTTATAAACAGCCCTTCAGTAAACATTCCATTCGCTTGATCAGCCTCCGGGTAGCTCTCTACAGAGAAAGATGCAGAAAAGCTTTTGTTATTTCCAATATCAGAACCATACTCAAAACTATCAAGTTTAGCGTTAAGAAAAGTATAACGCAAAGCCTCTACTTCAGTATTTAAAGGGATGGTTCCTGCGTTTATGGGGGCTGTAGTTTCTTTCGCGCACCCTTCTGGATCGACTTTTATGGTAAAATCATAACCGCTGTTTATAGAAATCAAGTCTATTAAACTTCCGCTATTCCCAGATTCAACTATTCCTTGGATCGATAGACTAGCAAAAATCGAACTCGTTGCTCTATTATCTAATGGAAACTTATACCCTAAACTATTAAGGGGCTCCTTGTTTAAGTCTAATGAAATGTCATACCCTTGAATATGCAGTTTGTTAAAATCCACCCCTAGCCCCGAAAAAGAATCAGTAGTAAGTGTTATGTCCCCGGGATGTAACGCAGCGTAGCCTTCTTCAGCTAAAATGCGAGGTATCACTACTTTGCTATCAGGGCTAAGCTGTCCACTTTTAGTTTCTATCCCCGGAGCCTGAAAGCCGCTCCCGCTCATATCAAAGTTTACATTATAAGCGGTATAATTGACAGAAGCACTCGGAAAAGTGCCTACGCTACCCCGAGTAGAGTAACTATTCATATAGCAGTTCCCAAAAGATATCACATGATAATCTGGAGCGTTAGGGTCTATAGATTGGTAAGTGTCAGGATTACTAAAATCTTCTTTAAAATAGAACTTATTTATATCGTTACTGTCTTGGTTTACAACTACGTAAATATTTCTACAGTCTCTGTACTGATTTACTGGATACTGTTCCCATACCTTCTGATCTGTAGCGGATTTATTCTTCTCAAAAAAACCGCTTAGCAAAGAAACAGATTGATTTTGGGTATAATACGACTCTCCGCTAAAAGGAAAAGTATACAAAGGATAATTTACATTAAGTCCTAATCTGGCTTCATTTTTAGTTCCACATAAAAGATAATCGAAAGAAAGATCTACAGTAGGGTAATTTATTATTGGCCGATCTACAACTCTTCTTTGATTTAACTGAGTTACATCAGTATGCGGGACATTAATAGAATAACTAACAGATTGTAGTCTGTCTATGGGGTTTAACCGGTTTATCTTTTGGACAAGAGACGAATCATCGTTGACAGCGGGTCCTCCATTATAATTAAAAAAATTATATCCGCTTTCCGGCGCAGGCCCTACAAACAAGGCCTGAGAATTGTAAATTACAGTTGGCCTTGCCATTACTTATCCCCTTCATAAACACTTGAGTATAGTATTCCTGCTAAAAAGTCATCCACTTGATGCTCTAAAGCAACATCTTGAATCTTCTTAACCCTTTCGTGATTCCTGTCGGTAGGTTCGGCTGCATACCTTCCTGCTTTGGCCAACCAATTCTCAGGATCTTCGTTAGCTATAACAATATTAGTTATTTCTCGCGCTACCTCTTTCTGTTGCTTACTTAATCTTTTTCTGCTATGAAGCTGTCTCAATGAAGCCTCTACTTCTATATTCAACTTATCTGACAGATTTAAGTTCTCTTGAATTTTAGATAAGCTAAAGTTCATAGAAGCTTTAGTCCCAACTGGAGTTTTAGTATCAGTCTCTTTTGGTCCTGTCGCTCCGTTAGGCCTACCTGTCATATTAGCTCCTTTTGCCCCTCCTATCAAAGGAGAGTAAAGCCCTTCGTTTTTTAGATCTTTAAATTTCTTTTGAGATTCAACAGATTCGTCAGGAGTAGGAAATCTGCCTGATTCTATAGCCTGCATTCCTTCTTCAGCAGTTAATACGCCTAGTTCAATTAACCTGCTATAAATTCGAGAATAAACCGAAGTATCTCTTAGGTCCACATCCTCAAAGTGAGCAGTGGGATAGTTTTTGAACCCGAGCTCCTTAGATATCCGTCTTATTTCAGGCATTAAGAAATTCTCAAGAAACACGCGCCTCCCCTGTTTAAGCCTTTCCATAAAGACCTGAACTTTAATACTGGTATTAGCGAATTTTTCGTCGCTGAGTAATATGTTATTAAGACCCATTTGGATATCCTGATTGACTACGTCATATTTTTTAGGATCAAGAATATTCCCAATATCTGGAATTACAAATTTTGCATCTGTAGTATAATCTGAAATCAAGACACGTCCTACAGACTCATTCTCGAAAAGCTTTTGCATTGCCATCAAGTTTTTCTGATTCACCCCTCCTTCTTCAGGCTTGGCTCCCATAGTGACAAGCAAAATAGCTTGATTAGTGGTTCTGGCTACAGCCATGTCCATTTGTTTCATCTCCTGTTTCCAGTTGATGTCTTCAAGCACTGGGTATCCCATTGGGACGGCGAAAGGCTCGTAATCTTGTTTTTTGTAAAAAACAGCTACTAACTTATCCGTATCTAAAGGAATAGTGACCGCTGCCATTCCTACATTTTTAGTATCTTCAATTAGCTTCTTAGTCTGCTCCGGAAGATTATCAAAAACCTCCCTATCCTCTTCGGTCTGAGGATGCCTTAATCTTTGTAGCTCATAGTCTGTTACAACCTTATAGTAAACTCCAGTACTGAAAGAGATGCTTCCTTGCAGTTGGATATCCGAAGGATTAAGTATTATGTATTTAGATGGTATTTCTAGGTCTTCTGAAGCTTGAGATATGCCGAAAGTCTGGTTTATCTTAAAAACATCAGATTTTTCCATTTTTGCGTTAAAGCGATAAATGAAAACATTTCCCGACCTATAATACTCCCTGAAAAAACGGCTCTGCAAATCATCTATGTTTATTTTCTTAAATAAAGTCTCAAAGAATTCCCTAGATTTTTTACTCCCTCCTGTATAATAAAGGTCACTAATCGAAAACTCTGTCATTAGATCGATTGTGTTTCTAAAAACTGAAAAGTTATAATAAGCCTTTTGACATAGGATTATAGTATCCCTTACATCTATATTGGAGTTGTTAGCTACTCCATGAGAATATTTGAACGGGATCATACCGTTTTCTATATTCCTAAACCTGTCAGTACGCGGAATATCCGCAGCCGCATTTCGACGCGTCCTTGTCTGGGAAGCTCTGGCTTCATGCATTGCCATAAGAGGTTCCGACCCTTGTTCCGTTTTCTTCCTTACTGCCATAATTTACTTTAAATTTACACTTAACCAAGCATTCTGGGAGTAAATGTATGATTAATTTGCTCTTGCTTAGTATTTTTAATGTCATTATAGCATTTAACTGCCCAATTTCCTAACATTAAAGTAGTGTAATTATCCTTACGGGCTCGATTGGCGGAAGTACTTCTTTTTAGGTGCTGGGGAAGATCAAAAGTCTGCACCCCTTTGGCTGTGGTTTTCACCTCGACTAACGCGCATTGTTTTTTAGTTTGGTAAATCATATCGTCTTGAAACTCTATCAAGTCCCCTTTATTCTCATAAGGCATAAGCTTTAATGGAACGGCTTGAGCCGAAACTTTATCAAAAAAACTGCCACAGGCAGCGGTACGAGAACCAAACCAAATTCTTTTATGATCGATTGACGCTTGAAGATATTCGTTAGCTTCACGCAAGAAAGTGGTTGAAAAAAGCTGTTTAAAGCAAATAGTTCCTTCTTTTTTATTGTACTGACGTTTAGCGTTTAATAGGACTTTTTGATAGTCGTTTCCTTTTTTATCACTGTTAAAATCAAAGAATTTTAAATTAATCTTGGAGTCCCTAAAGAGTTCTGCCTCATTAGCGCTGTCGATGAATTGATATCCAGCATTATCTATTATTAACAAAATTATATTAAAATGAGTTACTAAGTAGTGGAGATATTTTATGTGATCTTTAAGGTCTCCCCCTGCGACAGCATAACTATGAACTAATGTTGACTCATTATTTTTTTCATCATCTAATTCTAACACAGACATTGCAAAGTAGTCTGAGCTAGGGCTATTACTAAAACTAGGGTCTATAGCTAAAATATAACTTTTATCCGGCTCCCCCTTAACTAAAGAATGTTGCTTCTCTCCATCGGGGATAGTGCAATCGTGCATTTTTTTAGCACTGAAATAACTATCGCTTCCATCAGTAAATTGAGCACAATATTCTCGCTGAAAAGAAGAATTAGACGAGCCTCCTGATTGAGCCTCCTCAATGACAGTGCTGTCTATCATATCGGAAGGTATGGAGTCAAAAGCCATTTGAGAAATAAAGTAATTAGATTGTTGTATGTCTTCAGAGTATATATTGTTCATCCACTCTTTATAGGTCTTGAAAAGATTCTCGAAACTAAAACTAGCTGAAGAGAGGGCTATCATTTTAGAATTGTTTTCAAACTGGACCCTATCCTCTTCTTTCATGTCTCCTTTCTGAATTAATCCGTCTTCTATTTCTCTTATCTTTATTCTTTCTGCCATGTCTTGAGGAGCAACCAAAAACGGCATGAGGACTGTTTTGATAGTATCCTCTGGTAATAATAAGAACTCGTCAAGCACTAGGATATTGGCTCGAAAACCACGAATCTTTTCGCCGCTTAATGGTATGGCTGTTATTGTACCGTCGTTTATTTTCCATTCAAATTGGTCATTACGTTTAGATTTAGCTCCAAAAGCATGAGCTAACATTTGAGCTTCTTTAGACTCTACTATCTTCTCAAGATTATTAAATATAAACCTAGCCGTACGAAAGGTCGGACCAGCGATTAAAATTTTAGTCTTTGGTTCGAAGATGCACTGAAGGAAGCAATACACTGCAGCTATAAAACTTTTACCACAGCCACGACCCCAAACACACATGCTGAAATTACGATTGAAAAAAGCTTTCAGGGTAATCTCTTGATACAAGGCTAATTTTATCCCTGACAAAAGCTCTGTAGTGAAGCCTAAGTTAGAGCGCATAAATTTTGCTAAAGTTATCTTAGCTTGTCTATCAGGCAGTTCCCCTTTTAAACCTAAAAGTTCTTCGTTTAAATTAGGGATAGGTTTTTTATATTTATCGGGACAATACCACATTTATAATAATTCTAAATCATACGCCAACTGTAAGTCATATTTTTCTTTTAAGGCTCCGGAAAGTAAAAGTTTTTTTACTATCCTTACGCATTCGTCCCTTCCGTTGACAAAAAGAAACTGTATGTGAGGAAATTCTTGAATTAAACCTCGCACGTTGTGAAAAATAAAATCGGGGGTAACCCTCGTATTTTTTTTATAAACGTGCTTAAGTCGATTAAAAGCTAAACAATCTGAGAGATTTCTTTCTACTAAAATAACCATATAAGCCTTTTGGTCCGCGGCTCTATTTATCTCATTTTTAAATCTTTCAAGGCCTGAACTGAGAGTTCCTATTAAATCAGGAACTGATTTTCTTTCTATATAAGTATTACGAGTCTTTTTCTTATCGTTCAAACAGTAGTCCCCAAATTTCAACCCCTTAACTTCTGTAGGAAAATCATTTATAGGTAAAGGGTT